AGTATCCACTGGTAACATTTGGTGTAAAGATGTTTCGTGAGCATATGCTGCAGCAGAGGTTGCATCAGATCCAAAAGATGTTGAGTATACTCTCAAACTAATTCCGCCACTACCAGTTGCAGCTGCACCACTAATATTTTTTCCTTGAACATCAGGGAAAGTTAAAACATCACCAGCATTGTATCCAGTACCAGCATCAATAAAAGCAATAATTTTATATCTTGTATTTGACGGATTACCACCAGCACCTGGCCATGCTTCAAATCTACATAGAACTCTAAATCCACTTCCACTACCACCTATCATGTCAACCTCAGCCTGAGCAAAATCAGATAGGTTGTTCCATGTGTTAGCTGCACCACCATATCCACTATACGCCCAAACTCCAAGACCTTTAGTTGCATATCCTTGAGTTACATTATTTGCTATTCCACTCTCATATAGTTCAAATGATTGAACAACACCACCAGGACTAGATTGTGATGTAGGAATGTCATCATTACCGACTCCAGTAGCACCTAAAACATAGTTTGCTGCCATGGTTACATTACTACTAGCACACGCCATTTCAACTCTAATTAATCCAATTCCAAAAATTGAATATGTTTGCCAACACTCACCCTCTGGAGTGGCATTGATTGCCATAGCTTTTCCAGTAGGAATCAAACAACTGTTAATAAATCCACCACAACTTCCTTTACAAATACCATAATACTCAAAACTTGCAAATGTAGAGGCAGCAATGTAAGCACCACTATTCCATACTTCTGATTGTTGATAGTGTTTACATGCAGGTTGTCTTGCGTCAGCATCACCAGAATCAGTGGCATCATACCAATTCTCAACACCGATTGTAGATGCGTTGTTGAAATAATTGATTTCAAATACTTCACTACCCTGACGTCTAATAGTTCTACACCTAAACGTTGTAGTATAGTGCATGTGTGGTAAGAAACCATTTATAGATACAATTTCTTCATCTGGTCTTCTAGGTCTGGTAAAACCAACATTACCTGTAAGAGTAACAGTTCTAGGAGGAACTCTAAATTGTCCCACCATATCAACAGTTGCGACAGATCCCACGTTTGATGAAACATTGACACCAACACCAGATCTTTCAACAACTTGCCCAGAAGCATTTGTTACGTTAATATCGTTGATAACACCTTGATCAGATGCAGAACTAGCTCTGATAAATTTAGATCTTAAGTCTGGTACTTGAAATTGTGTGTCTAATAACTCTTGTCCCTCTTGTTTAAATGCACAAGAATCACCAGTTCCAAGAACTTGTGCTAGTGCTGGGTATACAGTCTCATTATAAATTCCACCATCACATCTTAAATAACCAGCAGGAAGTAATGATGCACTATTTCCTACGTTGGGATCGTTTACTTCTAACTCCTGAGGAAAAGCAATCAGTGTTCCTGTTGTTGTTCCAATCTTGGTTCTTTCTTGATTTAAAAAAACTGGCATTTTAGTAAGCTCTGATAATCATTATCACAGTTTGTGATGGAGTTTGATTGTCCATAAGAATATTTAACGCATCAGGTATGTCAGAAACGTTAACAGTATAAGATTGTACGTTATTTACAGCGATATTTGGTGGAACTCTAAGACCACCAATATTCATAGAGAGGTCAAAACTGAAATGATTATGTGATGCTACTGTTTGATCTGTAAAATCTTGTCCAATATGACTAAGGTTTGTGGGATATGTGCTACTAACATCTCCATTATAATAGTTTGGTCTACCAAAAACAGTTGTTGGTGGTGGGAATACACCCGTAACCTGTCTCAAAGAGTGATCATAGGAACCAGATGCTGCTTGGTTGTATGTATCAGAAAATCCCTGTGTATATGCACCATGAGCAGGAATTGCTCTGGTTAAATTTTGTGTTGGAATTCTATCTTGCGAAAAAGTTTTTGCTGAGTCCGTCAATACTAGAGTATTTTCATCATAATATGTCATTCCACCAAATCCATTTGGCCAAGTATCTGCAGTATCAGTGTTTTGAATACCATTTAAGTTTGCAGATTCATACTCTGAACCAGAAATGCCAGGCGTTGGTGCCTCAAAGACCTGAACATATCTACCATCAGTACGTGCTGTTGTATATTGTCCTGCGTGTTTGTGACCTGGCGTATGGTCAATACCTAATTTTCTACCGATAGTATAATATGTCTTAGACCATGTAGGATCATTCAATGTAATATTTTGAATTTTTCCTGCCATAGTATCAATTGGATCTAATTGAAATTTTAGATCCGTATCAGCACTGTAGATAGTTGGAGGAGTAACACCTGTACCATCATCAGAAATTAAATCTCCAATTACAGCTTCAGCATCTGGTTGTCCAAACTGATACTTAGTTTGCTGTAAATATGATTTCTCAATGTCAACCATTGATCTACCATTTAGATTAGGAACTCTAAAAACATCTCCCTCATCAAAATCAGGAAAATTACCAACAATTGATGAGTCAGTAGGACCGTATGTATTACCGATCATAGATGCTAATAGAGGGAAATCATTAGCTGCAAAAGTTCTACCATCACAAACAATCCACCCATGTGGTATATTATTAGGAAGATTACCACTACTAGACTGTCCACTCCAAGGCATGATAGTGCCCACTGGAGAGGACTTCATAGTTTTTAGTCTGTTATAGAATGCCATTATAGTTCAGTTAACCACCAACCTTGATAGACAGCAGGGATAAAGTTATCACCATCTGTTTGTCCGACAAAAATGAGTCCGAAGGATGCATTTCTGTTTTGTACAACCAGTTCACCAGATCCATATGGTGTAGACAAACCACCCAACTTGGTTCCTGAAGTATCTCCTTGAAGTGCGACTGGTTCACCTCCAACGATTGGAGCACGAATTACAAGCGAGTTGTTGTATGTTAATGCTCCTGCAACTTCAGTAAATCTGATGACATCACCTGTCTCAGGATTAGATGGAAGTGTAAGTATGAGAGCACCAGTAGAAGGAGCTACCGCTACAATATAATTTATATTGACAGACAGAGTAGTATTTGCATTGATAAACTTAGAAATATGTCCACCATTCTTGTTCTTGTATCCTACCAATCCGAAGGAGTTGATAGATCCATCTTGCATAATGGTGAAGTTATTAACACCGTTGACACCTAGATTTCTAACATCAAGAATTGGTTGTGAGTTGGTTGGGTTTGCTCCAGCAATACCAGCAACATCAAGTAGACGACCAACAAATGTGTCACCGAATTCAGATTCAACTCTGAATGTTGGAGTAAACGACTTGTTAGTAAACTGGATAGCATCAGGATCCTCAACACACTTACTTGGGAATAGTCTCAAGTTACCACTGATGTCAGTAGCAGCGTTGATGTCAAGTGCTCCACCCTCAAAGTGGTGTTCTTCGTTGTTAATTAACTTAAGAATAGGTACGTTGTTATCTGTACCAGTGATCTCAAAGTTAGAACCGATGAACTTAACATCATCATATACATCTAATCTACCATGATGATAATCCTTCTTGACCAATACAGTACCACCATCATTGGTGATGCTGCTGGTTACGAGGAAGATCTCATTGTCAATTAAGATCCAGTATTCACGATCAAGGAAGAATGGAACAACATCACTATTCTCCAATCCAATCTCAACAGAGTTAGATCCAGATCCAGCAATATCATTTGTTAGAACTGTATTTTCTCTGAATAGAACTCTGAATACAGTCTCACCATCATTGTGTGTTGTTGCTGTGCCAGGAACATTGGTTAAAGATCCAACACGAGTAACAGGTAAGTTACCAGCAGGTGCAACTCCAGTTGAAACAGGAGTTCCATTGATCTGCATGATCTCCTCATTTCCGCCAGATCCAAAACCAACGAAGATGAAGTCACCGTTCTCAAAGTTAGTAATGTCATCAACAGGAAGTACTGTAGCATTATCTGCGATAGTTGTAACAGTGTTAACAAATGTTGTTGCGATACCGTTATCTACCTTAGGATCTTTAAGAACTGTAAAGACTGTCGCACCAGCTGTATGTGAAGCAACTGCAGTTCCATATTGAGATCTCAATGCTAAGATTGTACCACTTGGGTTACCAATTACAGTGTCACCAGAACATCCATCAACAGTAAAGATGTCACGAACTCTATCTGTAATTCTAAACTTCTCATCCTTAGTTGCACTAAAGGTAATACCAGTTGCACTACCAGATCCTGTAAATGGAACGTTAAGTGTAATTGTACTACCAACAATGCTAACAATTTGAGGATCAGTTAGTCTTACAGTTCCAGAATCTGTTGGGAATCTGTTTTGATCAAGTGTGACTGTACCACCATTACCAGTAAGTTCAACATAATCACCAACCTCAAGTCCCTCAACTGAAGGAACTGCAGTGATTGTATTGAGTGTTGCTTGTGCGTTACCAGTAAATGTTTGAAGTGATGCTGTCTTACATCCACCAACAAAGTTGAATGAACCATTAACAGTTAACTTACCATTTTCTGCGCCATTATCATTACCAATTATTGTTTCACCAGTTACACTGTCAACAGAGAAGAGAGTGTCACCATTTGGACATCCGTTAGTAATCTCAAACTTCTTATTGACAATTGCCAATGGAGAAGCAAGTTTAAATGCCTCACCTTGATTGAAGTCTCCGTCACCATTAGTGTCCTCACGAGAAACAATTACATAGTCAACACCAACTTTCAGTGTACCACCAAATGTTGATAGATAAACATTCTCTTGATTTGTTGCATCTCTAAGTCCATCAATTGCCTGTTCAATCCATGTTGCATCAAATGCGATATTACACTTATAAACAGGAGTTCTGTTGCCAGGATTTTCAGGATGGTTATTGATCTGAGGTGCAAAAGAACCAAGAGGTTCTCTCTCAACAGTCAAGTAGTATGGAGCACTTCCTGCACCTGATAGACCACCAACTGCAACACGAACGATTTCAGGTCTAGTGCCATTTCCTACATCAACAGGAGCATCAAGTAAAATGTAATCACCCTCAGCAAAGTATGAGCCAGGATCATTTAGAAGTGGTAAGTAATATTGCTTACCAGTTAGTGCTGGTAGGTCAGCTCCTTCAGGACCTGCACCAGTCTTAACGTCTTGGAATGTTGAGTCACCCCAAGATGCAGAACCAGCGGTATCAATTCTGTTGAAGTTTGGATCAGAGGATACAACTTCTAGAACATTAACAATGTCAACATTTTGATTGAAGGAAGCAGGTCCTAGAACACCAGATGCATGAGCAATTCCAGTTGTTCCTAGAGATTGTCCAACACCAACAAAGGAGAAGGAAGAAGTACCACCACAGAGTTTAACACTACTGTTAAATGTTGTCTCACCATCAACCTCAAGACTGTTTCTAACAGTTGTTGTACCACCTTGACCAGCAATGTTAACTTCAGAAGCGTTTATAGCAAAGTCAATTGTCTGAGTATTACCAGAGAAGAAACTAACAATACCTGCTTCAGTTGATAGAGTTACAACCTGCTCAGGATTGGTTCTATCTCCACCAAGTTGCTTGAATGAACCAAAGGTTACATCACCTGCAAACTTAGTTCTCTTAACTTCAAAGTCAACGAAGGATAGAGACTCAAGACGATCATATGCACCACCAATCTTTGTCTTAGAAATTGCTGCGTCTTGAGCAATATTACCAATAAAGATATTATTATGATTAGCATTGTTAGCGATGTATACAAACTGATCGCCTGTAGACTTATCACCAACATAGATCCATTGAGTAGAACTGGTGTTGTAATCACCAATTCTGATAGTCTTAGCATAACCACCGATATGTAAACCAGCAGTATTATCGCCACCAATAAAGTTGCTATCGTTGAACAAGTTAACTTGTCCAGTTGTTTGAGAGGTTCTTACCTCAGCAAGAGCACCATCATCACCGTTAACATCAATATCATGCTCAAACTTAGCATCGTCTGTAAATCTAGATGTGCCATCTACAACTAGAGCTCTGTCTAGATCAGAGTTATCAACGTTGATACCAACACGACCGCCGTTTGTAGTAGCAACACGTAAGACTGCCTCATCATTAGGAGCAGCACTGTCACCACCAACTAGTAATGCATTATCAATAGGAGTCTTATCACGATCAGCAAATTGTGTATGATCTAAGTAATCTCCAGTTGTTTTACCACTAATAAATGCGTTACCAACAACATCTAAGTTTGCTCTTGGATCAGTTGTTAGATTCTCAACAAATGCATTCTTATATGCATCATGAGAAGATCTTGCAATCGTGTTAATACCTAGTTTGTAATCACCAATTGTCTCTGTCTCAGTTCTGAGTGCTTCACCACCAATGACTCCAACTTCCTTGAAGTTAGCGTTAGAGAATTCAATAGTAGGAGCATCAGCACCTGTTGGAGTTCCAGCAATGATAGTCTCCCAAGCTTGTGATGACTGTGGGATTTGATCAATAACTTGGAAGTGAACATAGTTATTGGTTGGTAGGAATGGATCGCCAGGTTTAGCAGCGTAAACAGTCCAAGTTAGATTTAATCTAGGATCAAAGTAGAAGTTCTTGATTCTAATTTGTGATGTGGAAGTAATTCCAATGTCATTACCAGCTGCAAGTGCAACACCACTTGTAAAGTCTCTAAATTCAATCTTAACAACGTTTGATCCATCAAAGACGATGTTATCAATGCTGTTATTAGCAATATTTGCAAAGTAGTTAGCAAGAATCCATGCAACAGATCCGTTCTTACCAACTTCAGATCCTTTGAATAGAACATCGCCAGGAACAGGTAACACACCACCGTATGTGATATACTGTGATGCATTGATTCTAGTTCCACCGTTTGCAATTAGTGGAGTCTGGTTAGGAGTAATGTTAGATGCAACACCAGCAACGGTATGTGTCTGGAACATGTATCCCTGACCATTTCCCCTAGGATTGAACTGGAAAATAGCAGAGCGAACTTTGTTCTTACTAATTCTAATATCACCCTCAGTAGGAGGTGAGAATGATGTTCTATCTAATCCCTCATCTTGCTCTAACTGAGTTACAGGATCAACAGAAGATACATTAGAACGGATGATTAGAGCATCGCGAGACTGTGTTAGATCTTCATCTTGAACTGCAACTACTACAGGAGACTCAAAGTTACTTACTAACTCACCGTCACCACCAACAACTGTGATGTTCTGGTTGAATGTAACAGGAGTATCAAATGTAGTAACTAGACCTCCAATTGTGTCATCCTCATCTCCATCATCTGTAAGGGTTGCTCTATCAATAAATGTCTCTTCACCAGTGATAGCATTGATTCTTCTGTTACCAATATACAAGTCACCTTGTGAGTTGATACCAGTGTAGAATACAATACCACCGTCTTGTTTCTTAGACTGTGCGTAGAAGTC